CAGGTTAGAGATGGTATGCCCGGATTCCCGTTGCCGTACCAAATTCAAGATAACCCACCTGAAAGACTCCCAATCCATCTCGATTCTTGACAAATCCCGAAAACCCGTATTAACTTAGGTAACGTCGAAATAAGCTCGACACAGAGCCGTCCTTTTGGGCGGCTTTCTTTTTGCCTCCCCCATGACCGGAAGGCGCAAAAGGAGAAACATGACAACTCCAGCGAATGACCCTCTTGAGCATCTGGCATCCCTCTCGGCAGAGAGCACCCCAGAGCCGGAATCTGAGGCTGGACCTAGTGAAAGCACGGAGGCTGTAGACCCATCCAAGAAACTGGAAGAGGCTTTAGCTAGGGAAGCCAAACTACAGCAGCAGCTAAAGACCACCCAAGGCAGATTAAAAGCCGCTGAAAAACCAGCCATAAGTGCAACCGATCTCCAGGACATAAGGGATGAGTTAAAAGCCACCCAGACTGCCCTGTTTTCCCTGGTGCAACACTCCGGGAACGAAGAACTCGCCGAAGAGGTATCTGCCCAACAGATCAAATCAGCCACCGAGAGAGCGCAAAGAACCATGACCCAGCAGCATCAATCCATCAGCGAAGCCCTCGTCCGTACAGTACATGACGACGATGGAAACCTCCTGATAAGCCAAGAGCAGGTAGAAGACATAAAGAAGCTCTGGGAAGCCGCTGAGTCGGATATAGCCAAACTCTCGATGGTGGTGTCAGATGCGGCCAAGATGGTGATCGTAGCCGAAAGAGCGAGGGTCGCCGAGGACGCAAAGACCTCCAAGGACGAGGCAGACAAGAAGCGCACCGAGGAAGAAGAGGAATCTGGGGAGCACGAATTAGATATGGCTGCGATGGTGTCCGGATCGGATACCATCTCCAGCCTATCCCCCCTGGAGAAGATGGCAAAAGGACTCCAAGGACAACATAAATCCAGCATCTTTACATAGGAGACCAAGATGGCTGACGCATTAACCGAGTGGGCCAAACTTGAAAAAGACCTGGTTCTCAAGGGTGTCTTTGAGGAGATCATCACGCATGATGCCTTGATGCCGCTGCTCCGGTTCAAGACCTTTGAGGGGAATTCCCTGGTATATAACCGGGAACTGACCCTTCCATCGTCCAACACCCATGCAGTGGGAGATACCTGGTCAACCACCAAGCCCACCTTCACAAAGAAGACCGCTACCCTTACCACCGTGGGGACCCAATCGGGTGTGGACCTCTACATCCGGGAGACCCGTGGTTCGGTGCAGGACCCCAACGCCGTCAACCTACAGCTAATGACCAAATCCCTCACCCGCGAGATCGCCCGGTTGATAATCAAGGGAGAACCCGAAGCCACCTCCACCCATTTTGAGGGGCTAGACTCCCTGTGCCGGTCAGAGACCCGGATGATGGCTATGGACGATGGCAACGTGGACGGCCCCGGTACTGCCGAGACCGAACTAACCCTGGACCGCCTGGACGCCGCTATCGACCAGGTAGACGATGGTCAGACCGAACCCGACGCTCTGATAATGAATACCACCATGCGCCGGAAACTGACCTCCCTATCCCGTGCGTCCGGCTCTGGTGTGGTCATGGATGAGATCGAGATGTACGGACACCAGGTCCGGCGTTACAACGGAATCCCGATCATCATCACCAACCACATCACCGACTCCGAGACCTATAACGACTCCGGGACCTGGTCTTCCTCGACAGCCACTACCATCTTCGCCGTCCAATTCGGTGAGGAGAAGCAGGGCTACACCATAATCCACAACGGCCCGGTCTTGACCCCCAAAGTCCGGAACCTGGGTGTCCGGTCCAATGAGGAGATAGAGGAGTACCGGATGGTCACCTACCTACAAGCAGTGACTTTCTCTACCAAGAGGGTCATCGCTCTGGGTGGTGTGGACTCAGCATCCTAGATAACTTCAACAGAAGGAGTTAGATAATGGCCGATCCAATAGTTCGTAGAGCAAGAGGTGTCTTCATCGGGACCGTGGGTTCAACCGCGATGGTCGCTGGAGACGCCGTATATTTCGACGGCACCGACTGGGAACTGGCCGACGCCGACGACAACACCAAGTTCGCTGAAGCGTTCTCCACCCAGTCCTTCGCTTCCGGTGTGGTGGGGACGTTCTGTACGGAGTGCATCATCGAGGATACCGATGCCCCGTACACCCAGGGGAACACTTTATACCTCTCCGCTACAGCCGGGGATATCACAGCCACCCGTCCCACCGGGGCTAACAACCTGATGCAGGTCCTGGGGTTCTCCATCAGTACCTCAGAGGTCCATGCCAGGGTAAAGATCCCCGAAGAGATCACCATCAACGTACATCTGATCGGTGATGGGGCTGCGGCTTTCGCCCAGAACGGCGACTGGACAGGGGTACTCTTAGCAGCAGCCGCCGAAGCTGCCGGTGGGTCCTTCATGGTCCCCCAGAACGTGGTGGGGAACGTGATCCAATACCTGTGGTGGACCAACGGTGCCTCTGCCCCGGCCCTGGATACATCTGACACCTACACCATCGACGTGTCGGCTGGTGTGGATGATGAGACCACCACCGCTACCACTGACGGGATCACGGCTGCTGCGTTGACCGTGGCAGACAACGACCTGAACAGGGCCGCTGTGACCGCTGCCTTCAACGCCTCCGGGATCATAGAACCCGGAAACGTGGTGTGCATAGATGTGGACAAGGCAGCGGAAGGGGCTGGAGGCGACGACCCCCTGATGCTATGCTGCTCCATCGTATTGCTGGCAGTTTAGTTACCTAGAACACGATGACCTTAACAGGAAAAGAAAGAGCCAGATCAGTCGGGGTGAACCTGGTGGAGGCAGAACATGAACCCGCCAGGAACCCCCGGCTGCTCACCTTGCATAGATTCCTGGTAGGGGGAAAGCCGGTACAGTTCAATGAGAAAGAAGAGACAGTCCTCCTTGGTGGGGACAAACTCATTCTCAAGGGCTGGATAGAACTCCGTAACCGGCTAGACCTCCTTTTCCTACATTCAAATGCAGCCAAGAAAGGCCCGGATTCCTCCAGGAGTCGGACCAGTGGGTTCCTTGGGGCCAACCATGAGAAGATAACTTCCCTACAGAGAGGATATATCCGTCCTGTACCCGAAAGGTCCTGGTGGATGAGACTCCTGGGGGTGGTCAGTTCCAGGGATATAAAATATATAATCACCGACGAGGAAATAAATGGCTGTTAGAGAACGTATAGCCTGTGACTGTGGTCAGCGTGTGGCAAAGGGTTTTGAGAAGAACCATGAAGCTGGTGGCCGTCACCAGAAATGGCTGGTAGATAAGTTTGGAGGAGAAGGGACAGTGATAGCTGGGTCAGTAGTCCTGGAGAACGGGGACCTAACCGAGTCCCCCATCCTGGATATCCCCGACTATCTCAAGGCCCCGGACTTCCAGTCGATCCTGCAAATGACCGACCCGATCAACAAAGCCAAAGCCGCCAGAGGGGCCTTCGGAGCACGGGGATGGCCCAACTCCGAGCACCCAGGGACGGTAAGGGACTTCCTGGACGAACAGTCTATCCCCTACTTCGTCCCCAGCGAGGAGCACAATCTATCCCAGACCAAGACTGAATTCTTGAACTTCGTGAAACGGACTACCGGCAGGGAACATGAAATCCCACCGGGTATAGACCCGAACACGATCACCTCCCTATAAGGAGTGACAGATGGCAGATATAAATATAAAGCACCGCCATCAGATGGTATCCGCTGAAGCCCTGGCATTGGGAGCATCAGCAGAGACCCTGGCAAGCGCGGGAGCGACCATCCCAGGCAACACGGGACGGATCCACGTCTTCTGCCCAACCGGGGACAATCTCCATGCGGCCCCATCAGAGACCCCTACCTCATCCTATGGGTATGTTGTCGCTGCCGGGAACTGGTATGTGGTGGAGCCGGGAAAGCATGGGACCCAGTTCATATCCGACGACGGTTCGGACGTGACTTGTGTTCTAGTATACGAGAGGGGTTCCGGCAGGGCTGACGGTGGTGGCTCTGTAGCGGCTTCACACTGATGGCTGGACAGAACCGCAACCGTAAAATCCAGGCGGATATCTTCAAGATGATAGACGCCAACGGCATCACTGCCGGTTCACCTGAGACCATATGGACCGCTTCCGATACCACCAGCGGAAGGATCAGGCTCCTGGGGTGGTGCCTGTCATCCAGTGCCAATGCTGCTATCGAATTCCAGGACAGTAACGCTGCTGGGACCGTGATAGCCCAGACCCCTCTACTGGCCGCAGCAGGAATCCATACCTCCCCCGACCTGGGGGACG